AAAGTACGATTGTGGTGAACCAAACTCCGAATCATAGAACATGAGAACTGCATCCTTATGCTTCTTCATATAAGCACCAGCCATCAAAAGGGCAAACGATGTTTTGAAGTGCTTACTTGGACCAGCGAGGACTGTTAGACCTGAAGAGATACCACCTTGAGTGGAACCAGAGAGTGCGACGTTAATCATCGGCACTGACGTTTGAGTCATCTCCTTTTCGGAAAAGAACTTTGATTCTGACAGGATATCGGCACCGGCTGTGCGACTTGATTTTTTTAGTTTTTCTAGTAGTGACATAATTGTTGTTAATTTAAGATGTAATTATACCATTTTTAATGGTCTTTGTAAATGTCTAAATGCTATAGGAAAGCATCTAATCCTCCAGTCGGCTCTGTCCAGTTTTTACCCTGCCAATGAGGATACGATGCTCGAGATAGATGAACCGATTGTGGTTTTTCCATTACATCGAAGCTGAGTTCTCCAATAGTATTCTTTAGATTCGCCGTCCACATATATACTGTTGTATGACTTTTAAGTCTTTCGATAAATGCTTGACGTACATCTGTTCGTTCTTGCCATGATCCATAGAATGGAGTCTTTTTATACCAACCAGTTTTCGGCACTTTGCGAGATTCGTTCTCAATTGGAAGTGGTTCCCAAGGAATAACACTTGCACTATATGCTCTAGAAATTCGGTAGAGTTCGGCGCTGTATCGATCTGCTAGCTTTTCAGCTTCTTCGATTGGATTATCGAATCTGCATAGGTGATGTCGTATATCAATGTTGCCAAAATATGTTTCGATCTTATCATACTCTCGATCTTTAGGAATGAATGTTTCAAACCCACGATTGATAGAACCATGCAGTGTAGAGAATGGAACAGATACATTTTCCCATTGAGGACGATACATACAAATCGCGTGACTATCTCCAAATGAGATGTTTGAATAATGTCTAATCGTATTTGGATCTACTGTAATTGCATCGGCCTGCAACTTCTTTAGATTATTCCAATCAACTTCATTCCATGTAAGATTAGCCTTCGTTAGTCGATCCTCAAACATTGATGCATAATCAGGGAAGTCGACAATGATAGAGTTTACCTTACCCTTGAAGTTAGATAGAGCAACTAAGAAGTCTTTGTTTGGATAGGCTTGAATGCCACCAAAGAGATTAAGGCCACCGCTCCAATCACTACCATGATAGAAAAAGATCTCATCATATGGTGTGTAGTCTTTAATCTTATCTGACACCAAATTGATAGTTACGTCATAACGCGCTTCGCTTAGCTGATCAGCATAGATAATAGCCTGCGCTGCTTTATGAGAGTGTATCTTATTTGATATAGGTCCTAAACTAGTTAATAGTATCTTCTTCATCTTTCTTCCATTTTCTATATGAGTTTATGCTTTCGTAGAGTGATTCATCTTCAAGTTTCGGTGAAGCCCCAACATTCCAGAAAAGAATGTCTCTTCCAGTGTTTTTAGGAATATACTTCCACGCTTTACCGTCGTAGGTATTAACTGAGGGAAACGGTGGAAGATCTTCTTTAATCGCAGTCGTAAAGGGAAGAGGATGGGAAATGATACTATCATGACCGATCTCCCCGCTTTTCATGTTACGAGAAACTGCAACACAGTGGAACTTAGCATTTGGCCAAGCAATTTGTAATGCTCTATGCAATACGCCAGTCGAAATGACGGTCCACACTTCTTCTGGTTCAGGGATTTGAGATGCTACTTTTACAAATCCTGCAGTCACTAACTCGTGTTTCAAGCCAAGAGGAATAAAGAAAGCATCTTCTTGTTCATCTGCCCACTTCTTCGCGATAGCGTTCAGATTAGGCATAGCAGCAATACGATGAAACTCGTAGTCAGCACCTTTCTCAATACAACATGCTTGGTGATGTGAGATCTGTTTCGAAGAGGGCATGAACAGTTTCACCTTCTTATCATGTCGCTTTGCAACCTCTAAGAGAGATACACCTGCTAGTCCAGTTCGAGGTTGAACATAGACGAGAGTCTTCTGTTTGATCTGAGAAACTAAAAGATCTCCTCCTCGGATCTTACTACCAACAAGCAGATCGTCTCGAACAACTCGAACACCATCATGCATCTTAACAACTGGAGGTGGATTAGGATCTTCCCAATCTTTTGCTAAATCCAAATAGTACTCCCGGGCCTCTGCGCGGGTACTTATGCCTTGCAGTCGTAGGACTTCAATATCCTTATTACAGTTATCTATTGTATGCGTATCGTGTGACATAACCCTATTATACAGTATTTAGCCTACTTTGTAAACTACTTTTTTAATGAGAAGGTCTTCGGATAGACCCAATCATATGGGATTTTCTTAGTAGTTCCCTTTATACCATGCCGAATAAACAGATGCTTACACCACATACACGCCTTATCTTCGATATTGATATTATATTGGCGCTTCATTGGATTATCTGGATGAGCTGCGACCTCATTGAATTGGCGAACAAGCTCCTTCGCTGGATCATTGATCGGTTTATATGCTCCAGTCGATTCATCTAATTCAAACTTCGTTTTACCGAATAGGTTCTTACCTCCAAAGAGTTGCCATAATCCATAGAATGACAATGTGCCTGGAGTAACCCATGATTCTGGATCTACCAAATCAGGACGAGCCATTGCGATATGGCGAGAGAGATTCTTAAACGGATACATCACATTACGAAATCCAAACTTCTCTTTAGTGTGTCGTTCTAACTTAGATGCTAACTCCATCATTGTAAGTCTCCTATCAGATTCTAGAATCGAATAGCAATCTTCTGCAATTTGTTGAGGAACTTCACACAACCAATCTCGTACGATAGTTCCCTTTGGATAGTAGATCTGAAAAAGATCAGAGCGAGCATGCCTTTCAGTTTCAAACCGAGTCTTCATAGCTTCGATACCATGATCGCGCAATGCTCTAAACGTTAGCCAATGCTCGTTACTGAATGACCATACAATAGTGTGATGCAAAAGAGTCTTGAGATCTTTCTCGTCCTTCATCTCATCTACATACGGCATTTCATCCCAATGTAATCGATGAGAGAACTGTTGTGGATTTGCTTTAAGTAGAGGTTCTTCTCTTACATCGTATGCTCTACAGAACTCAAAGAACTTTTGAAATCGTTCTTCGAGAGAGTAGTTCTCTAATAGACAATTAGTCGGCTTGCCTTTCTTTAAAATTGGTTCAGACGAATTTGGATAGATAATCTTATTAGTGCTGCTATCATCGATAAAATCTTCTATAGTGTTTTGCATTTTTCTTTGTATTGTTCGACTGTCATTCCTGCTTGTTTTAGAATAGTATCATCTGAAGGGTGATTCTTAATACCATTGAAAGTTTTGATTAAACCAAAATCTAACATCGCTTTCTGTCTTCCATATGGATGATCTTTAATGCTCGATGAATTCCATAATGTATCCATATTTACATCTGCATAATCGGCTCCAGGCCGGACATAGTTTTCAATCCAACGAATATAGTCGCATGCAACATCTTCTGCGTTATACGGTGCTGAACCAGTATCTTCATAGATTTTCATCATCACGGCATCTAAGAACTCTTCTGACTTCTTACCCTTACCATTAGGCGTGTCTGCCAAATAACCAATGCATTCAACAGCATTTGTTCCATAATAGAACATTGACTCAAGATTGACAAATTGCGGAAACCAATCAGCAACGTCTGCAATGATTGCCGCATATTGAAAACGGTATACTCTTAGGCCATTCGTTTGGTTCCATTTAAACATCCATTCACCAATTTCTCGGAGATTGCGTTTACCGCCTTTCTCTAAGAAAGATGCTAAGTCACGAGCCAAACGTGGTGCATACTCGCATAGGAAGTAATCTCCTCCACGCTTGTATACATAATCACCTTCGATACCAAACAATGGAGCCGATTCCACTTGAGGCTTTGGTGGTTTTGGAAATGCTGGAAACTGATAACCAACTGAAGTGTAAAACGTCTTTTTAGTAGACTTCACTTGTTCACACATCTCTTCGATTGTATCAGATTGCCATAGATCAAACAAAAGAGTGTTATGATAGCCGCTTGGTTTCGTTGCATAGTTAATAGCTGAACCACATACACGATGGAGAATGAAGAGATAGAGCCATTCAGAAAGTCCGAATGTGTCTCTCTTATTACTCCAATTCGCTGCTACTTCTTTTCGTTGATGTGTATAAAGACCAGCTTCCATTCTTGACCAGTATGGATGATCTTCTGACCAACCATAGAAGCAATCATTCACGATCTGACTAAAGCCAGCGAACTTCCTTTCAACAACATCATATAGTTCAATGTTCTCCATAAGAGGATCTCCAAGTTGAGAATCCTTATGTGGTGTATGACCTAAGTTCGATTTCTCTTGTTGGTCTTTAGCTAAATGAAAGTACCGAATGAACTCATCATAATATTTTGTTGTTTCGATCATATATTATATATACGTGACTTTCACGTTGGCTTCTTTAAGGAAGCCTGTTCCTATTCCACATGAATCATTCCATCGAGTGTTATTTGTCTTAGTGGTAACTACTTCTTTTACTCCAACTTGTATCAAAGCTTTAGCACATTCATGACAACATGGAAGTCCATGAACATACGCTGTTGCACCTTCTAAAGATACTCCAGTACGAGATGCATTATAGATTGCATTCATCTCAGCGTGGACAATGCGACTATACTTCGATTCGCGATTATTATAGAGTTCTTCATCATCACTCATTCCACGGGCAAAGCCGTTATATCCTTGAGATAGTACTTGACCAGATTTTCCGATGATCACTGCACCACACTGAGTTGAAGGATCTTTGGACCATTGGGCAATAGTACGAGCCAACTCGATATATCGCTTATGCCATTTATTTGTTGTCATCAGCAATCTGTTCTTTGCGATTAAGGAAGTCACGTTCAGGATCTTGACCATCCATTCCTCCTCGCATATAAGCAACGATGAACGAACCATAATTAATCAAATCTTTTGATGAATCTTCGAGAGACTCAAAGTTTGGATTATAGTTTGGATCGTTTTCCATTGCTTCAAGCACTGACTGCATTCGTAGCACCTTCGCGTGAACGATGTCGATAATCGTTGATATACCACGCGGATAATAATCTGCTTGGCGAATACGGCTATTCGGGTTTTGGTAATCGTTGCCCTTCGATGTTTGAAGCTCAGCGCATTCTTGTAATACTTTAATTGATTCTTTCATACTAATATTATACTATAATTTATACGTGTTGTAAATGATTAACGTTTAGAAGACTGTAACCTTTAGAAGTTTTAAACGCGGTTTTAATAGCCTCTTTTAATGGAAGCATTCCTTCAAACTTAAATGTTAACTCTTGTCCAATCTCATAGTTGTGTTCTATGTTTTGAGAGAATGCTACAATATGAGTAAGCTGATTGCGATTATATGAATCAACCATTTTCAATATTCCAGTTAGAGATACATTAGAGTATTGACTTGGCTTTCGTTTCAAATCAATTAATACTTCATCTGTAAATGCCCAATCATGTCTCCATTGATAGGCTTCGTTCTCTACTTTGTCTAAAGTTTTCATTAGACCAATGTGTTTAGCCGTTATCTCAAGGGCAAGTGCATCTACGTTTTTAGGATTTTTATACGCCGGTTTCTTTGCCTCTTCGTCGAGTCTATTAAGTAACCATTCGTCTACCACATATGTGTGGTTATTAATTATTTCTGCAATTTTTTCAATCATATTAGCTCGAGAAAGCAACGTAGAAGCGTTTAAGTCAGCTGCATTGAATTCCATATTAATCATAAAACTTACTTACTTGATGGGCCCAGTCGGACATTGCGGTGTATTCTTCATATTCTAGATCAGAAATATGATTTTGTCTTTCGATCTCTGCATCAATGAATTTGAAGTGGCGTTCATATACATGCATCGATCCAACATTCCAGTGGATGTTGCCAAGCTTAATGCCAAGTTCAGTACACACCATATTAGCGATATGTTCTTGCCATGCAAAGTCATTACGATAACCAAAGACAACATCATTCGATCGCATTTGAACAACTACGTCAAGTTTACCATTGCGGATAAGATACTGAACTGCGTTTGTACATATGAAATCAGACATACCATCTGTGTTATACTCGTTCCAAATAGT